GTTCCTGAAACTCAACAGGACGGAAACCCTTTACCTTGTCGGCTTCCATTGTGAGGCGCGCAAGATCTCTGTGCGCCTGAACCTGCTTCTCAACATCCCCAAGCTCGACAGCCTCCTTTAAACGCCTTTCGGCAATCTGGAGTTCTGTGTCAACCCGGGTCTGCATCTGATCAGCGATAATCGACTGGCCAGAATGCAGCGCCTTCTTTAGGTTAGAGTTCTCAGTGATGACACGCTTCGCATAATCAGCCAAGGCTGACTGCTGGCGCTCAAGCTCTTCTTTCGCACGACGTTCCTCGTGGAACTCGTACTTGAGCTTACTGATACGCTTCTTGACCTTGTCGCTGTACTGGGAGACCTCATCTTCGTCGGGAAGATCGGGCTCACCCGCACGGCGGGGCCTATTCTTGTCTTCAGGAGGAGTATCATCAATGATCTCTACCTGAAGACCTTCCTTCTCGGCACTCTCGTCCGAGCCGGAATCCCCAATTGCGGGGTTTTCAATATCTTCGTTCGTCATGCCCGTTCAATCCCATCTGGATCTACAAGGGTCGCCTCAACGCTATCGTCGTTGATCAGACGGAATTCCTTGCCACCTACCTTGAACCGTGTGCCGGAATAAGCCCGGAACATGACCCAATCACCCGGCACACAATAAGGGCCCTCGGGGAAACGGTCGGGGTCTGAATAACAATCCGGCCCCATCCTGATAACTCGGCCAACAATGCTGGCCGTTTCTTCTTTAGTCTTTAGAGCATCCGGTCGGATGATCCCGCCCTTGGTCTTCTCTTCGACCTCCGGCACTACAATAAGAATCCTGTAACCTGTCGGGTGAGGAAGCTTATCAAGGATTTCTTGCGAAATCTTGCTTTCAGTATACAATTGCGTATCCCTACGATTTTTGCGCCTTTCGGCGGAGTGCGTCTCATGACGTAAGTTCATGATACAACGGACAAATAGTAAACCCAAAATTGCCGATTGGATTTACTGCATCAATCCTCGTCTGCGGCTCTTTTGGCGGACTCAAGATCCAAGATATCCCGCTCGACAAATGCGAGGCCGGAGATCACCCCAGTGAGGTATTTGTACTGGCTGTAGTCCGGGGCTCCACCGAGAGCCAGATCGTCTGCAATCTGGTTCATTCGTTCACGAATTTTCTGTTTAATAACAAAGAGTTCGTTCAATTATCTGCCCCCGATTCGTTGAGTTGGAGAGAGCGCCTGACCGACCACTTTAGCCGTTTCCAAGAGGATTTTGTCCTCTTTGTACTTTGCGTCTGTCTCGGCTTGCTTTTCCTTGACTTTGACCGCTTCGTCCTTGATACGAAGCTCTTCACGCTGCATGACTGTGAGCGGGTCATTCTCCTCCTGCTGCTTCTTTGCCTCTGCTGCTTCGGTGTTATGCTGCTGGAGAAGCCTTTCAGCGGCGACAGAAGCAAGCTTGGCGATGTCATTCTCAACATCCGGCGGAAGCTGCTGTCCAATCTGCGGGAGGCTCACACCAAGCTTAAGTTCAAGCTGACGCCTGTAGGAATAAGCGAAGTGTTCCGCAAGATGTTGCTGCATCGCACCCACGAATGTCTGTGCGTTCGGGCTCTGGGATACAAACTGCTGGTAAATCGGGTCCTGCATGAAGGCTGTGTGGACCTTGATATGGGCGTCGTGGTCCTGTTCCAAGAACACCGTGATCGGCTTCCCGGCCATGACATTCATGTTTTCAGTGACTGGGTCTGTTGAAACAGCCTGCGCCTGACCTTGGATGATGAGATCCACGTTCTGCACATTCAGCGCGTGAAGCATCTGCCTGTGAAGAAGCTCCATATTGTACATACCCGGAGGCGCGTTCTGAGCAAGCTGCATCGCTGCCTGATACTGCATAACCTTCTGCGCCATTGTGGACGCATTCGGATCAGAAACCGGGATGATATCAACACGGTCGTCAAAGTCCTTTGTCCGGTCGAACGGGGTGTTGGGGTCGTCCGAGGCGACATACTCATACTCGGCACCCATGTGATCCTTGATCACTTCGGCAATGAGTTTAAACTCTTTCCCAAGGGCATCGTGTACACGCGCCTGAACAGCCGACATTACCTTCATGGACCGCTCAAGGAGAGCAAGGGTAGTGCCGACAGGAGCTTCGGGGTTTGCATCCCCGACATCCATTTCCGCGATTGAACCAATCCTGCGACCCTCATCAACGAGGTTCCCCAGAAGCTGGTAAAGAACGCTTGAGGGTTCTTTATAGGGAAGGAAGGTGATTGAATCCCGGATACTGCCAGAGGCAACATCTACATCCCGGAATTCTCCCGGCATGATCGGGTTGTCGTCCCCTTTGATTCGGAGTCCGCGTGCCTTGAGTCCTCCCGGTAGGTTTGAAAGAGTGCCAGCATCAACAAGCTGGCGTAGGATTGAGGTAGCACTCTTAGCGATTCCCCCAATGAGGTGAATAAGGCCTGTGCCGTAGAAGCCAAGGCCCGGAAGATACTGATAATGGACAAAATGCTGTCTTTTTTCAAAAGCCGGGTCGCCTTCACGCCAATTTCGGCGGATGGAAAGAACCTCGCGGCTGGATTTTTCAAGCGTGACGACATAGGGCAACTGGATGCCATCGGGGTTTTCAAATCCCGGAAGATCCAGATCGACACACATTTCAAGGATTTCGTGCCGAGGATCATCTGTAAATGAGGGGTTCTCGCCCTTTACCTTGTCGTACTTGCGCTGAAGGGTGGAGTAGTCCGGAGACGGCTCTGGAATGTCGATGTCCCGGTAGAAACCACTCACCTGTAATCTCCGAAGTTCATTCGGGTACATGCGCGTCACATGGGTGTAACGCGGGCAAGCGGCGAGATCTGTGGTGCCATAGGCAACGACAAAGTCTTCCGCAGGCACAAAGACGGCTGCGGGCCTCTTGTTGATTGTGTCGTAGTAGATCTTGCGGAATGCAGAGCCCGCCAAAGGCAAACGAAACAGAAGCTGTTCTGTTTCAGCCCGATAGTCTGTCATCCGCTCGGTGACGACATAATTCATCTCTTCCTGAACGCGGTTGGCCTGCTTCAGGAGTTCTTCGTTGGACTTCCCAATGATCTTTGTCCGGACGGGGCCCTGAGAAGGGAATACCTCCATGATGGTCTGGGCTTGGAACCGGATCACCGCTTCCGTGAGCACGGGGTGGTAAACGCCACACGCACCCGGCCAAGGAGTTGTGCGCTCTTCGATCTTCAAGCCAAGGAGATCAAGGCCCTGAATATAAGCCTTCTCCCATTCTTCCCGTGTGTTTACATCATCTTCAAACGAAGAGATAAGATCGCTGGCAACCTCATCAAGATCCTGATCGCTGATAATGTCCGCAAGATTTTCATCGTGGGGCCCACCAAGTGAAGAAGCTTGTTCCTCATCCCCAAAATCAACAGTGACCCCGCCGTCTTCATTCGGAGTAACGTTCGCACCGAGGTCTTCCGGAGGAAGCTCAATATCAATCGGAGGTGTGTCGGGGGAGATCGGGATATAAGGCTCAATCATCGCTTATCTTTCTTAATCTGCCCTATTGTATCAGTAAAACGGCTCTTTGCGGAACTTCGGAAGCTCGATAATGTCTTCCTCGTCTGTCGGGATTGTAAAACCGCCCTGTCTGAATCGCATAAGGGCCATTGTTACGGCGTCAACGAAGTCGTCGTGGTCGCCAGATGGGAACGCCGCACACTCTTCCACGACATCAGTGGCAAATTGCTCGTCTGGGGCCCACACAACCCCAGATGCAAATATATCTGTGATTGAGTTTACACGCACAATTTTATCACCAGTTGCTCTTGTCGGTGTAAACTCCTGTACAGGAACGCCAGCATTACGCAACTCCGCAATCAGAGGTGCGCCAGAAGCCTTCTTTTCAATCACAAACATATCTGGTTGCCAGTCCTTGTAGTATTGGACTGTTGTTGCCTTGAGTTCCGGGAATTCAAGCTTGTCTTTCCACGCATCCAGAAGAATCAGATTTGGAATTGGCTTGCCCACTGAATTTGGATGCTCAAA